ACGACCCGACGCCGCCTGACCCAGTCCGCTGACCGCAAGGCTTCCGCACCCCCGGCCACTCCCGGCTACATGGAGGGGACCAACCACCCCGCCTACACGCAGCCGGATCCGGACGCGGATCAGTACATGAACGGCGATCCGTCGTCGTGGGCCGAGGATCCGCATCCGGGTCCGTACCCGAACCCGGCTCCGCCCCCGGCGGATCCTGGGATGCAGAGCCCCCAGGGTCACCCGGCGACGGACCCCAAGCACTACTTCCCCGCAGGCGTGGGCAAGGAAGCTTCGCGCAATCTTCGCGCGGCGATGGAACTCAAGGCGTCGAAGTGCATCCGCATCGCTCAGGCGATGTTCGGCCGCAAGGCGAGCGTCGAGGCCATCGAGGACCAGGCGCTCGACCTGATGAATCTCTCGGATCGTCAGATCCAGGCGATGCTCGGACGGATCGCGGAGCAGGCGAAGGAAGGCCCGGAGGCCAACTACACCCTGACGCCGCCCCGCACGGGTGATCTTCTCGCGGACGACATGCTGGTCGAGGACGAGGACGTGATCGTTCCTGCCTCCAAGGCCGCCAAGAAGTCCGAAGAGGATGCCGATGAGTCGGCTGAGGAAGAGATCGAGGAGGGCGTCAAGCCGGAGGACGAGGCCGAGGCAGCCGCCAAGAAGGCCGCTCACTTCAGCCGCCTCGCTGCCTTCTGGTCGAAGGCAGCCAAGAAGGCCGCCGAGGACGAGAAGGAAGAGGAGCCCAAGGAGGAGCCCAAGAAGGAGGCTCGCAAGCTCGTCAAGGCGGACGGTCAGAACGACCCGGCCACCTACAACTACACCGCTGGTGACGACTCCGATGAGGAGGAGCTTCTGGTCGAGATGATGGCCGAGGAAGCCCTCAAGCAGGCCAAGGCTGCTCGCGCCGCGAAGCAGAAGCTCATCGCCAAGAAGTCAGGCGACGAAGAGCCGGACGGCGACGAGGCCAAGAAGTCCGAGGACGAGGAGCCCAAGAAGGAGGCCAAGAAGTCAGAGGACGAGGCCAAGGAAGAGGAGCCCGAGGAGTCCGCTGAGGACGAAGAGGGAGCCGACAAGAAGGCGTGTGCCGATGGCGAGATGCTCTCGGAGATGCTCGCTGGCCTGGGCGACCCCACGGCTGACGAGGATCCCTTCATGGACGACCCGATGGCCCTCATGGACGGCACCGACGACATGGGGATGAGCGACGATGAGATGTCGCTCCTCTACGGCGGACGCTTCGCGAAGAAGTCAGAGGACAAGGAGCCTGACGGTGACGAGGCTGCTGAGGAAGAGCCCAAGGAGGCGAAGTCCGCCGCCGCTCGGACTGCCGCTGCCAAGCGCACTGCCGCTCTCAAGCCCCAGCCCCGGCTCGCTTCGACGGGCGTGAAGACGCTCGGCGCAGTCAGCAAGACGGCAGCTTCGTCGGAGATCTCGGATCTCTCGAAGCTGTGGGAGTCGGCACCCGACGTGTCGAAGATCTTCGGCTGATCTCGACCCACGGTTGAGGCCCAATCTAGGGCCGACGAAGAGGCTGAGCGGAAATCTGCTCAGCCTCTTCGCTTTTGTCTCAATACCAATCTCTTACTACGACAGCCCTAATGATTGGGTTGTCCCGCTTGCTTCGGTAGGCGGACGTTTCGTTTCGATCCAACACCACTCTCCCGAACAGGGAGCAGAGACAGGAGCAAGGCCATGCCTTTGCTTGGACAGGCGAGCGGTGGGTGGACGGAAAGCAGCAGCGCGCTGAGAATTCTCCACGTCGGTATTCGCAATACCGTCGGAGTTCTCTCGGACGATGCGTTCCGTCAGCAGAACCCACCGATCGTGAACACAGCAGGAACCGTCACCACGTCGCCCGGAGCCCTCACCGAGGTCTTCGGCGTTCTCTCGGGCTCGGTCGCGTTCACGCGCCCGGACGCGGGCAGCAACCACATCGGCGGTCCCGTGACCGTCGCGGTGTCTGGTGTCACAGCAATGCAGGCGTTCAACACGCGCCCGCTCGGCTGTTTCATCAACAACGCAGCCGGGAACCCCTACGAGAACCTCCCCGCGAGCGCCTCGAACAAGGGTCCGTATGTGGCTGCCATGGGCACCTACGGCAACCGTCTCTACGAGACGCAGTTCCTCATCGCAGCGGGTCCGTTCGCCGCAGGGGACTCGCTCGCCTACCTCATCGGACAGGATCTGATCTCGTCCGTGAACGGCTACCTGATGCCTCGCTGGGTGGACAACGCAGGCGCTGTCTTCTCTCTCGATCTCGTGGGCCTCGCCCTCGAAGTCGAGAACGGCCACGCGGCTTCTCAGACACTGGGCGTTCTCAAGATGGTCCCCGACTCGGTCATGACCGAGTGCGTCTACGACGCGCGCGTCTGAACCGAGAAAGGAGACAGTCATGACAACCAACGTCAACAACGCCGTCAAGCAGAAGATCATCAGCGACTACCTCAAGACCGCTTCGGGCCGTAACAAGCTCGCAGCGTCGATGACGCAGCCGCTCCGCACTCGCCGGGACTACATGAGCGTCGGTCGCAAGACCTTCCTCGTGGAGCAGCTTCCCGATGGTGCGCTTCCGATCTACGACAAGGACCCGGACGTGACAGCGTTCGTGGTCGGTGAGGAAGGCGAGAACATCCTCGCGATCACCAAGCCCCGTCGTGTGATCTTCCCGCTGTTCGAGATCGCCTCGAACCCGGAGATCCCGCTCACGCAGATCAAGGAGCGTCGCTTCGATCTGATCGAGCGCGCCCAGGATCTCGCACGGGCGCAGATCCAGGCTGCCGAGGACGAGCGCGTCTTCGCGGTTCTGGACGCCATCGCGGTCAACGGCTTCGACTCGCTTCCGGGCGGGACGAACCCGGATGTGCCGGTCATCGCCCCGATCACGGGCGCTGTCCTCGCGGACGCCTTCTCGCTCATCGAGCGCCACGACCTCCGGGTCGCTCGCGTGTACATGAACGCGCGGGACTACGCGGACATCCGCAAGTTCGGTCGCGACATCCTGGACATCGAGAGCCAGGCGACGCTGCTCAAGACCGGCCTCCAGGCGACCCTCTGGGGCGCTCAGGTCATCACGAGCCGCCTCGTTCCCGTCGGGACCGTGTACGTCTGCTGCGAGCCCGAGATGTTCGGTCGGATCCCGGTCCGCACGGAACTCACGGTCCTCTCGGCTGACGACCCGAAGGCACGCACGATCGGCTTCAGCGTCTTTGAAAACCTCGGCATTGGCGCGTACAACCCCCGTGGGTTGGTCCGCCTCACGATCACCCGCTGATAGCGGTTGATCGCTGAAAAGCCGGGACTCAAAGCGAGCCCCCGCCAGACCCGGTTCCCGAAAGGGGGCCGGGTCTGTCGCTTTCTGGTTGCATTTTGGGGCATTGTCTGCCACCCTTTGCTCAATGAGAGCTATCGACTGCCCTGTGTCTCCGGAGGAGCTTCGTCGTCTCGTGAGGGACGAGAAGCTGACTGACGCAGAGGTGGCCGCACGCCTCCCTGGTGGGACAATCAAGCGCGTTCAGTCGTGGCGGCGCAGATACACCATTGAGGTTGTGGCTCGGTGGGAGCGGAACGAGGTGCCACCTATCGAGGGGCAGTTGAAGTCCCTCTTGGTGGGCTCAATGCTGGGGGACGGTCGCATTGTTCACCGCACCCATGCTGCTCACTTCGCGGAGGGTCACTGTGAAGCCCAACGCCCCTACTTGGAGTGGAAGGCCAGTCTCTGGGGCGCTTGGGCGTGCCCAATCTTCGACGTGCCTGACAAGCGTGGGTACGTCCACTCTCGAATGAACACAGTGGCGCATGGGTCACTCGTCCCGTGGCGTGACTTGTTCTACGCCACCAGAGACAAGGGTTGGAAGCGGCTTCTGCCGGAGGTGGTGGACCTCGTAGACGAGTTCGCCCTGGCCGTCTGGTACTTGGACGACGGTTGCGCAGCCTGGTGGCCTACGATCACTTTTGGGGCAAACGAGCCTAGTCGTCAGGTCGCCCTAGCAATCTTCGAGAAGTTCGGGCTCCGACCGCGTTGGCAGTTGCTCAAGAAGAACACAGGCAACTTCCACATGGAGCGAGAGGACACAGCCCACAGGTTCCTCGACCTGATCCAGCCCCATGTCCCGGAGTGCATGGTCTACAAGCTCCGGGACTTCGGCTTCCAGGGGCCGCACTACCAGGTCCGACAGAAGGTGTCTCCTGACCGGCTTCGTGAGCTAGCCTCCCAGGGCACGCCGATCCGTCGCATGGCGAAGCTCCTGGGCGTTGGTGCCTCTACAGTGGACCGCTGGCTCCTGGAATTGGACATCCCCCACGCTCGAAAGAGGGGTCGTCCCTCCATGCTCATGGTGTAAGAGAATCATGCTCGATTGGTTTTTCGACGACGACGACCCTCCCAGCAAGCCCAAGCTCAAGGCTGGGGAAGATCCCACCGAAGAAGAAAAGCGTGACGAGGGGATCGACAGAGTTTCAGGTAAGTACTCGGACCTCGTGGCTGCTGGCTTTCCAATCGCTTTGAAGATCTGTGCTGAGAAGGGGCGTGTGACTTCCACAGAGGTCAAGGAGGCGATGGAGGCAGACCCTCGATATGCCACTCGAATGGCTTGGGTGGAGCCTGGGGGAAAAGAGCCTGAGCGACGGTGGTTGGGACAGGTCTTTCGGAGGGGTCAGGGTTGGAAGCGGGTTGGGTGGGAATCTACGGGCTCCCATGCTCGACCTGTGGCAATCTGGACCCGCGACGAGTAGCAGTTGCTTTTCTCTTAGATTGGGAGTAGCTTCAAATCTCGGGCTTGATACGGTTTCGACGTGGTGTTCAACGACTGTGCTGCGTGCCCCGGTTGGTCTGTTTGCCGGGTAAAAAGCAGACCAAACATAGCTGCGAACGATAACAGCTACGCTTCTGCCGCAATCGCGGCCTGAAGCCGTTGACGAGGAGAGTCCGCCTAACACTCTCCTCGTTGGCGTCATCGAGTTGGGCAAAAATCCCGGACGTACTTCAGCGGGAGCCGAAAGGCGATCTGAGGAACTGGTGGAGGGCAAAACGGGAAACCGTAGCGCCCCTCGGGGAGTCCTGAAAGGGAGAGGCCGTCGAGCCTCGTGTCTTCCTCGTATCAAAACAGGCGCAAAATTCGGATACGCATCGTAGACGCACAGTAAGAGGACGTTGCGGACTCGGGTTCGACTCCCGACAAGTCCAACCAAGTGGGGCGGGCAACTCAGGTTGCCCGCCCCTTCCTTTTGAGCGGTGGTTGCTTGATAGACTTGCTGGGGCATGGACAAGAAGCTCGCCGCCGTCGATTCCGGGGACTTTTCGCGCTGGGTGCTCTCGAACTTCACTGAGCCCCTCCAGGAGTCTGAGGCGCGGGCGTTCATCACGAGCAAGCTCGGTTTGGACATCAAGCCGCCCCGCAAGCCCCGTGGTGGCCCCAGGTTCCAGGTTGGTGATGAGGTCGTCATCAAGAAGGACAAGCACAAGAACGCGGAGACCATGGAGGTCTACGAGAAGTTCCACGGCAAGGTTGGGGAAGTCATCGAGGCTGACTCGACTGGTGTCACAGCCAAGTTCAAGTCCGGCGGCGAGGGTGTGTTCCCGGATGCTCAGAAGCTCCGTGGGGTCGGCATCTACAAGTACACAGCCCCTTTCGTGATGCAGGGCTCTCCGGCGCTGGAGATGGTCTATCTCGCGGAGGAGAAGGAAATCCGCGATGAGCAGAAGATCATCGTAGAGAAGTACCTCTCGAACGGGCGCACGCAGACTCGCTCTGGCAACTACTACTCGGGCTACGCCTTCACGGCGAGCGTGAACCAGGGCGGCCAGGTCTACTTCTCGGTCTTTCCGCAGCAGCGTGTCGAGGTGGATCCCTCCTCAGAGAGTGGTTTCCTGCCCCGCAGCTTCAATCCCACGAAGGGCCAAGTGCTCTACATGGGCCTGCTCGGCAAGCGTCCGACCGGCTGGAAGGACCAGTGGGAAGAGCAGGAGGCTCAGGCAGGGGGGATGGGCCATGCAGCCTCGCTCCGCTCCAAGGTGATTCGACTGGCTCACCTGAAGCCTGAACTCCGGGCTCATCTCCTTCCCCTCTTGAAGTGAAGACGTGACTTCCAAGACCGTCACACCTGAACAGAAGCTCCGCTCCTCAATCATTCGGCTCGCTCACGCGAAACCGGAGCTACGGGAGCACCTCCTGCCTCTGTTGAAGTCGGCAGCGTCGCGTCTTGATCGGGCTCGCAAGCACCAACTCATGCCTGCGGCTATCCGGTCGAAGCTCCCGAAGCTCTACACCCAGGAGGACGTGGCGGATCCGCTCGCGATGGTCAAGTTCTTCTCCCCCTACTCGCAGGCGGTCTGGTACGTCACCGAGTTCGATGGGCGCGACCAGATGTTCGGGTGGGCGGACCTCGGCATGGGTGGCGGAGAACTCGGGTACATCTCCCTGAGTGAGTTGGAGGAGGCCAACCGTAACGGCCTTCCTCTTGTGGAGAGAGACCTGTCCTTCCGGCCAAAGCCTCTCTCTCAGGTCAAGTAAGGTCTGGCCACGTCGGTAGAGTCCCCCGGAGGCATCAACCTCTGGAGGACTTGTATGGCTGCTGCTGAGATCCAATTCGCCACCGGGGCGTTTCAATCGTTCCGGGCGGTCGCCAAGATTCACCTTGGCAAGATCGCTACCGATGTCCGAGAGGGGGACATCATCCAGTTCGACGGGCAGACCATCAAGCTCGGAGGTGTGGATCATCCCTACCCAGAGCTTCGGGCTGGAATCCGTGTGGGTTGGTTCGTTCCTGAGAAGGACAACATCTCGAACTACAGGCCAAAGCCTGCTGAAGCCAACGTCCGATCTGCCGTGGAATCCAAGACCAAGGAGCGGAAGCAGGCGATGGCCACGGTGACTGACGATGAGAAGGACATGGGTCCGGCTCGTGGTCGGCACGTCATCAAGGCGGACGATCCTGACGAGGCAAAGGAGGTCGCAACCTTCAGCAAGTCGGTGAAGAACCAGGACGACCTGGAGCGTCCGGTTGGCCCAGCCCTCCGGAAGGCCGCAAGCGAGATGAAGACCGACTCCGTCGGCAACGAAGACGCCAGGCAGGTCGGCAAGGTTCGCACCCCAGCGGTCATGAAGACCGTCGTATCTGACGGTGGACAGGCTGCCCGTGAGGCCGCCAGGCTCGACAACGCTCCCCCGCCCCGTGCCATCCTCAGCACGCCGACGGGCGTGATCCACGCGGCGGAGGCTGAGGAAGTCGGGTCAATCATCGAAGTCCTCAATCCGGAGGATCAGGCTCGTATCGTCCGTGAGCAGCGCAAGGCGCAGGCTGAGGCGGCAGCCTTGGCAGCCTTGGCTGCCCCCTCAGCAGAGCCCGCTGTGAAGCAGATCCCGGCGACCGCTGACCTGATGCTTCATTCCGGGACCAGGGAGCAGCAGGTGGCGCTGGCGCGTCAGATCTTGGCAGAGGAGGACGCCCGCATCGCGGCGGCTCTGGAGGCGGCTGCGGTGCCAGCAAAGGCCACTGTGAAGGCTCCCGTCTCTCACAAGAAGAAGACCCCAGTCACGATCGAGCAGATCATTGTCGAGGGTGACGACATCGACCTCGGCAACGGGGTCAAGTGGGACAAGACCCTCCACTGGCGGACGCGAGCGAAGATCGCTGCCGAGCAGTACGGGACCAATCAGGCGGTCCTGGAGGCCATCCGAGCGGTCGAAGCCCCAGCAGTCGTGGCGCTCATCAAGGAGCGCCTCACGGCGCTCAATCCAGGCACCTGACCTGGTTGGTTCGGTTTCTCGCGGATAGGCGGCGTAGTACGAAGCTGCCTATCCGCGTACACCATGAGCCAAACCAAAAGAGCCTCTAGCCAGGTCGCCTGGTCCCTCCTTACCGAAGGCGTGACACAGGCTCGTGTGGACCTCCACCGTCTGCGGCTCATGCTCGACCGAGCCCAGGTGCTCGTGGAAGAGTCAACGCACCGGGACCACCTCTACCAGGTGGCTGGCGACATGATTGAGGGGCTTCCTGACACACTCTCCTCTGTGGAGAGGGCGCTCGACAGGACTTCCTACGCGCTCGCGGTCATGGGAGAGGACTTCCTTCGCAGCAGGCTCACCTTCGATGATCGCATCAGGGTGGATCGGGCCACGAAGACCTCCCCCTTCTCATCCAACCGGGAGAAGGAGTCCCTCGAAGCTCGGGTGGCCCGTCGCTTCCTCCAGGCTCAGGTTGAGAACGGGGTGGCTCCAAGTGCAGAGCCCTACTTCTTCCACAACCCAGAGATGCGGGAGGTCAGGGAGTTCTACAGGTCCAACGCCCCCTCGAACATCCCGGCGGTTGCTGTCAAGTCGGTGAAGGACTCAGAGGGTGACCGGACGGTCTCGGAAGCTCGCCGCGAGGTCAAGAAGGCTCCTCCGACTCTGGAGAAGATTGAGCACTTGCCTGGAGGCAAGGCATTCTCCACGCTCAATCGCTACCTCGTCCAGACTGAGCAACCTGGTGTTCGGGGTGTCCCCAAGGGTCACGAGGATGTTCCGAAGCATCCCAAGCCGAAGGGTCACCTCTGATGCCTGGGCCTAGGAACATCTCCAACCTCAACGGGTACATCACCGAGCGCGAGCTTTCGGTCTTCCACAAGGGCGACTCGATGCCCATGAAGATCGACTCGGCTATGGCTCGACACGGCTGGCCTGGGGGCACTTTCGTCCGTTGGATTGACGACGGCACAGGGGATCCCTGCGTCACGATTGCTGATGGTCGCTACTGCGGGTTCACGCCCTGGGGCTCGAACGAGCCTGCCGATCAGTACACGTCGATGACCCAGCAGAACCCGAAGTACAAGTACATCACGCTGTTCTTCGGCGGGAACTTCGCTGCCACCACGACCTTCGAGACGCAGACCTACAAGGCGCGTCACGGTCTGGCTCCGCCCACCCCTCTCGTGTACGCCCCGCAGGACTTCCTGTACGTCAGCGAGAATGGCTTCCCCACCATCGAGGACGAGAGCAATCTGCTGGTGAACCCAGGGCACTTGTTCCCGGATGGCTCACCGATCCTCGTGCCGTTCCTGTACTTCGGCCTGTGTGCCGTGCCCCCGAGCGCAATCACGGATGGTCGGCTATTCATGCAGACCAATGTGGGTGTCTAACCCTCATGGGGAAGGGCACTCACAGCATCCGACGTGCTGATCTCAGCCCTCCTCTCGGGATCTCTGGGGGTCCGTGCAGGATCGTAGATCGGATCCTCCACGAGCGAATCGGCCCTGACGAGAAGGAGGAACTGATCGATCTCGTTGAGAGCGATCAGAGCCTCTCAAACCCACAGGCCCACGAGATCTACGACACCCTATCGGAACGCGGTGGTCCTCACCCGTTCACCCAGTTCACCATCACCCCCCATGCCCAGTACAGGATGGACCTCAGGGGAGTGACGGTGAAGGCTCTGAAGAACTCCCTTGTCCGGTTCGTGGAGCAAGCCAAGGAGTGGCAGAGAACGAGAGATCCCCGCTACGAGCAGTTGACCGAACGCTCTAAGTTCGAGTGGCTGGACCCAAAGAGC